CATCATCAATTCTAAAGGTACCTGCCGTGTTGGTTGATGTAGGTTCATAGGTATTAAAATCTTCTTGATTAGAAAATCTAATAAACATTTTATCTTGTGTGGTAGCCGTACCAATCGTGGTTTCTGTTCCAAGATGAATAAGGTGTCTATCTTGATCCGATACAATGGTCATAATCGATTTGGTTGGTGCACCTGACATGACTGTTGCTCTTGTGGTTAATGCATTAGCATCATTTTGAATAGGTTGCCATGTAAAGGTACGCCCATTAAATCTTGTCGCAATTAAAATTTGACCATAATTATCTAATGACCAGTTACCTGGATCAATATCTACTCCTCCAGATAATGAATCACTACCCCAACCTGTAAGTGCTACAACGGCAGCACCATTGGAATGAGATGCTGGAGTTGTACTTTGAGATCCTCTTGTACAACCTGTTAAATCATTTCCTGATATACCTGTATAAGCAATAATTTCTGAATCAATTTGAACCGATCCAGATGTTGGAAAACCTGTTGTTGAGGTTAAGGTAATGGTAGTCACAGAGTTATTAATACTCCCATTTAAAAAACTTTCTAATGAACTTTGACCACCCCATAAATCTGTACCCCAACCAAAACCTTGAGAAGCTGCAACGGATCCTGCTTTAACATAACGATTTACGGTTGCTGCACCATCTGCCGTATTATCTGCCGTAGCATTTGCTGGCATGGTAATCGTAAATTCACTTGCGCTGATTCTTGATGTAACTTCAAAGGTTTGATCTTCAAAATCTCCTGAAGTGTAACCTGCTCCTGTTGGAGGAGTCACTGAAGTAAAAGTAAATAAATCTCCTGGTTGCATAAGATGTCCTGATAAATTAACAGTGACTACAGCAGAGCCATTTGTCGTATCAAAGGTTGCCCCTGTTTGAGCTGTCTCCAATGGTGTAATATCATAGAAAGCACCTTGGTAATAAATGAATAATCCTTTTAACGTAGCAATACACGCATAAACTCGTCCATCTAAGTCTGTCCATTGATGTTGCGCACGAGCCACTCCGACTAATGTATTCGTGGTTATTTTAGACCATCCTCCAATTTTTTCAGGTAATCCTGAACGAAAACGTACAAAATCTCCATCAACATACTGCCCTTCAGCAGCTGTATCCGTAATTTGTTTATTGAAGCCTGGTCTTATATTTATTAAACTTAATGGCATATCGCCATTATAAACTATTTAAACACCAGAAGGTAGACCTAACATCTTACGTTTGTCGAACAAATTAGACTCGCCAAACTTACCATTTCTATGGTTATAATGCAAGAATACTTGATGACAGATATTACCTTCAAAAGGCTCTCTCCAGTGTTCTAAATCACATCCAGAATAAACAAGCATATCTCCTGGGTTTAAATCAACTCTATTACCTTTATGTGCTGTTTCTTTTAAAAGCACTTCTTCGCCTTTAGCTGTGTATTGTGATTTCAATACATTATTTTCTCCAGTTGGATCAATGTAAATTGGCCAAGGATCACCACCTAAATTTAAAGTCGTGGATATTTCACAGCTTGGTCTATCTTTATGTCTAAATAAGGTTGCACCTTTTTCATAAACTCTTGTGTAAGCATAGGTTGGAACTAGATCAAGTCCTGTTTTTTCTTTCATAATGGGTAGCACATAAACCAGTAACGTTTCCATTACCATATCTGCATAATGAGAATAGACATTGGGGACTTGTTGATCTTTCCACGTTCCAAGTAGAGGAGACTCCGCTACAATATTATTGTCATACATATATTTAACAGCGTCTCTTTTTAATAAAAAATAATTAAAACAAAAATTAGCCAGTTGTGGAGGTATGGCTTCTTTGATCACTTGGTATTTATTCTGTTCGAAACTCATTCAAAACCTTTCTGTAGAAAATTAAAGCTTACGGATATCCTTATATCATTTGACCGATTTGGGTCAACGGTATGGTTCAGCCAAGATGGAAACATAATACATCGTCCTGCAATCGGTTCATAATGAACTTCTCTCCATAAATATTGTGGGAGTTTGTCTGTTGTTCTTTTAGGCATAACCATTTCGGCTCTTGTTTTTGGATCTTCTAATTTTAAATGACCACAATCTTTTGGAGTTTTAACATAATACACTCCAGACCATAATGAATTCGGATGAATATGAGGTCTGTTAAATCCACCTGGAGGATTAATGTTCGCCCACATATTACCCAGTACAGGTTGATCGGCTAAACAATCTTCCTTGTAGATTTCTTGTTGCATTTGAAACAATTGATCCACTAAGGCTTTGTATTCTGGTTTTTGGTGCATATCAGATTTTGAATGCCAACCATTCACATTGGTTTTACTTAAACCTGGATCTTGTTTAGACCAATTTACAATATCATTTGTCAACTGATTGTTATCCAGATTAAACTCTTTAATATAAATTTGAGTTGGAAACCAAAATTCTTTGTGTAACATTATTTAAATGGAGTTCCTCCAAACCACATCACTAAAGATCTTCTTGTACCACGTGTGACTGGTACCACTCGGTGTCTAATAAAAGATGCAAAAAAGATTGCGTGTCCTTGTTTAGGTCTTGCAAACTTTCCTTCAGACATCAGTTCTAATCCACCGCCTTCAAACTCATCATCACGTGACAATAGTAAAGTCATTGATATTTTTCTTACAGGCGGCTCTTTTGAACATTCAACATCTGAATCAATATGCCAATCATAAAATCCACCATTAGAATATTCTGTAAATTGCGCAGGTTCTGTAATTTGCATACCTTCAAAACCAAAGTGATTGCCGTTGGTTTGCAACATTACTTTTTCTAAAGTTTTATACATTTCAGGGAGTACATTAAATGGAATCCAAGATATGTGTGATAATCTGGTTTGTGTATCAACCTTCCCACCTTTTCCACCACCGACTTGTCCATCTTCTCGTGGTTGCTTGTGTCCTGCTTCAATAATCATTTGACATTGTTCAGGAGTAAATATGGGAGTCGTTGTTTCAACAATCAAAGACTTCCAGCGCGGTTCTGTTATAATCATTACTCTGCTCCTCTGTTTTCAATTGGGTTATAAAGAACATCACAGTTCGCGGCCAATGTTCTTCTTGTCTCTTGTGTACTGTTAAATGGATAAACACAATGTCTCATATCATATGGAAAAATGTAAAAGTCTCTCAACTGCATTGGGGGTTGATAATCTACCTTTGCAAATTGTCCAGAAGCGGATCCTAGTATTTGTAACTTACCATTTTGAGGTTGTCCTTCTGCTGAGTATTCCTGTCCATAAGTTGATGGTGTTTTTAAAATCATCACAGATGATAGTCCTGTATATAAATTACCTTGATGCACGTGTACTGGATTATATTCATTTGCTTTCATTTCATTAATCCAGATACTATTTAAATGCGTTTTATAGTTTCTAATTCCATTCCATTTTAAATAATGATCATACATTGATAAAAACCATTGATGGACATTGGCTGGTAACAAACTAAATCGTTTCATTTTGGTTTCATCATCACCGTCATAAAAGATAGATTTCTCATCCATAATTTTACCGACTAACTGTTTATTGGCTGCTGGAAGTTGCTGAAAGTTGTTTTCATAAATACGATTAATCGCATTAAAAATATCTAAAGGGACTTCATATCGTAGTACCGATTGACCTAAAAAGACAAAGTTAAATTTCATTTTTCATCTCCTGTCTAATTTTTGTTGCGGATATAGCTTCTATCTTTTTATCTAAATTTACTTTTTCTACAGTATATCCAACATCTCTTCCATAAATAATATTAGTAATATTTGGAACTTCAATAATTTCAATTTGATCTTTGTAAGATTCTAATGCATCTTCAATTCTGTCTTTGACCTGTAAAAAAGTAAGTGGATTATTTTCAGATCTTGGCATTGATCTTACCATAATCACAACTTGTCCTGTTCTTTTTAAAGCTTCTTCAAATAAGGTTTGATGACCTTTATGCCAAGGTTGCCATCGTCCTAACATCATTGCTGTAGGTTTATTCCAGTCTATCACGAATCTCCTTTATAATATGATCGTAGTTGTAATTTGTAATTTCATAATCTACTTGATTTGGTTTTTCAAAAATCTTATTGGTATCTTCATATCTTCCTGATTCAATCGTATTCATCCAAACCGTTAAATCATAGTTCTTACGATATAAATTAAATGGACAAACAAAATCAACAACCGATGTTTTACCTGCAATCTGACATAAGTCTTCCATTCTTATCGCCTGTCTTAATCTTCCTCGTTCTGTAAAATCCCAATCTTTAAACAAACCTCTAATCTCATCCGCATTAAAATGAAGTATGTCTGTATCTTGTGTAAGTTGTTTAGCAAAAGTTGTTTTACCCGATCCTGGTAATCCAAATACAAGTATTTTCATTAAAATTTGATGTGGCCATACTTATCAATAATTCTTTGTGGAATCATTTGTTTATATGGATTCTCCTCTCGTTTTATTTCTGTCCTTATCGTATGCATCTTGTTTCCAACGATGTTATCGTCATAACCTCTACCATTAACTTTAAATTGCGTCAAGGTTTTGAAGTTGTGGTTATAGTAAGGAATTTGTAAAAATTGATACAAGTCTTTTATCACCTGTTCTGGATT